AAGTAATTGTTGCACACTTTTATCGTGATCAGGATGTCCTTTGATATGATATGGATGGTTCTTATCATTCATAATAGCCGATATTTCACTTTCCAAATCTTTAGTTGTGTCTACATTTTCGCTTTCTGTTGCAACTATTTTATCTTCTTGCATCATACTTGCTATCTTTGCAAAACCTTTTATGACTTCAGGATGATCACCTAATCTTGTACCATTTGATAAAGTCATATCTAAAACATTAGCATCCATATTCGCTTTTGCTAATGCACCTGCTTGTTTTACTTTTGATTCAAAGTCTCGACCCCACTCTTGTCTCAACTGTTGTTCAGCTTGAGCTTGAGCAGTTTCAGTATCTATCTTTGCTTGTTGAGCTGTACCTTCCATATTATTTTTATAGAACTCTAAGATACCTTGAGCTTGTTTATTATTTAAACCTAGCTTATGTGATTGTTCTGCAAAAGATTTTATTGCAGCTTCATCAAAATTTACGACTTCTGATTTTGCATCTAAAGAATATTTTTCAGCAGATTCAGGTCTACCTAGTTTATCATAAACTTCATTCCACGCTTCTTCTGTAGAATTGTTTGTAGGTATAACAACTTTATCTTGACCAATCATTTTTGTTGCATTGATATAAGATTTTGCTAAAGCATCTATCTCTGTAAATTTTTCAATGTTAGGATCGTTTCTATATTGTTCACTTATAGATTCTTTCCAGGATGATGTTGTTGTTGTAGTTGTTGTTGTAACTTCTGGTTTTGTTTCAGTAGTTGGTTCTGTTTTAACTGGTTCTGTAGATGTTTCTGTCTTTTCTACAGGCACAGTTTCCTGTGTTGTCTGTTCGCTTGACATGATTATTTTCCTTTTTCATTTTCGTTTTGCAGCATTGATTTAATAAATAGAAGAACGCTGCGTTGTCCTTCCATGTATGCACTCTCATGACTATCACCTTTTACATTAGTGGTAGAATGATAATGACATCTTTTCTCAAGATCAGCTAAGACTCGTTTGCCTTCTGCTGTATTGAATATGGTTTTGTAATTTACTTTTAACCCTTCTATTAATTTTTCTAATTGTTTTGTTTCTGACATATTATTCCACGTCTGCATTTGCTACAGCTTTTGCCTCTTCAGGCAATGCTTTCGCTAGTGGTGCTATATCTCCTCCTGCTTTAGCAACTTGTTGTAGTTGTTGCATCTGTTGCATTTGTTCTTGTTGTTGTGCTTGTTGCTGTCTTTCAGCATTAACTTGACTTTGTGTTTTTAATATTTTTTGTGGTACACCTACAATGTCTGCCAAGTGTTTAACTAAATTATCAAAGTTTACATAATCAAATACTGGTGCAACATTAGCAAGTGATCCTAATATTTCTACTGCTCTCATAATAGATTGTAACTCTGTAGACTTTTGTGCTTTGGCAAGTGGAGATACATATTCTATTTCTACATCTCGTCCTGATAAAAACTCTGGTGCAGCAGGTAACATATTGTTTCTAAGTAATACAGCAAACACTCTATCAATTAATGGTTTTAATAATTCTGATTGTAATCTACCTAACACAGGTCCTAACAATCTCATCTTCTCTTCGTTTCTTTGTATGACTTCTGTTGCTGTCATTTGTGGTCCTTGTTGCATCATAAGTTGGTTTACATAAAACACAGCTCTAATACTTTCTCTTCTTTGCTGTTCCATATTTAAACCAAGTGGATTGTTTGCACCAATGTTTAGTGGTTCAATTCTATCTCTTGTACCTGATCTGTAAAAATTTAATCCACCTGGTACAGTTCTAACTGGTAATAAAAAACCATCATCAGGAACTAATAGTGGTGGGTCTACTTGTTTCTGTGCAGCTTTGATAGTTGTCTTTGACATTTCATTTAACATCTTAACATCTGGCAACGCTGTCATTGCAGGACTTCTTCCATATATTTCATTTGATGCTTTTAAATATCTTGGTACAACAAAAGGAAACTCTCTAAATCCACCGACAGATAACTCATTACCATTTTTAAATTCCATATATACAGATTCAAATGGCATATTAGCTTTGTCTTTTTTGTTAGGATTAAAATCTGCTCTTGGATAAACTGCGTGTAGTATTTCTATTTCTTCGTAAGGATCTTTCTTTGCTTTTGTTTGCACATCCGCAGATACTGCTTCGCCAAATTTTTGTATTGCAGCTCTAGCTGATATTTTAAATTTTCTATAGATAGTATCTATTCTACCTTTATCATTCTCTGCAATAAATACTTCGTTGATATGTCTTGTTGAAAACTTAATGATGTCATCATCATCTTCTTCGATAAACATTGCTGCTGTACCAAACGTAATAAGATCATGATACAGTTCAAATATTTCTTGTTGAAAGTTTGATCTATTGAAAGCTGTGTACATTGCATCTGTAGATGCTTCTAACCAAAGTTTTGCTTCATCATCATTTTCTATTTCTTCATCTTTGAATCTTAATGTAAACCAAGGAGTAGATGGATTTGTAAGCATACCATGAAGTGATGCTGCTAAAAGTTCTACTGCTTGTATCGGTGATGAGTCAAAGACTTGTTCCATTCTTTTATCACCTCTAGCTCTTCGCTTAGTTACATCTGCTTTTCTTGGTTGCATATAGTCTGCAACTTCTTGCCAATGAGTTTCCCAGTTTTCTCTTTGACCTTGCAATCTATCAAACCTAGATAGTAATCCTTTAGTTAAATCTGTTTTTGCCATTATCTTCCTAATAAACTTCTACGACCTAATGTTAATGTTTCTTCTTCAACACCTTTTGGTCCTGTTAAGATTGTAGTTGATCTACCTCTAGCTTTAGTCTTTCTTGCATCATAGCCATCCATTGCAGTTGCTGTAGCTTGTGAAACTTCAGGTGCAGTTGGAGTAGGTGCTGGAGGTGGTGGTGGTGGTGTAGGTTTTTTTGGTCTAAATACTCCTCCCATACTATACTCCAAATGTTAATGATGATTTGGTTTCTTTTGTTTCTTTTACTTTAGCTTTTACTTCTGGTTTCTTAACTTCGTTTTCAAAAGTTTTATCTTCAGCTAATACTAAAACTTCTTCAACCTTTTTAGGTTTTGCTTTTGCCTTTGGTTTTTTTTTAAAAATTTTTTTTATTCCTTCTAACATTATGATCCTAATAAAGTTTTCTTTTCTGTTTCTGCTTCTTCTTCTACACCTAGTGGTCCAGTTAAAATTGTAGACCTTCTGCCTTTTCTTTTTCTTTCCATCTCTCTTTGCTCTGCTGCAATTCTTTCTTTTTCTTCTGCTGATATTTCTGCTGAAGGCGGTTCAGGCAAAGGTTGAACTGGTGGTAGCGGTGGCATTTTTGGTCTAAATAATGATCCCATAATTATAAAATCCTGTATTCATTATCTGCTACACTTTGTGGAGCTGATTGTCTAGTATTAATTTCTTGTAGTCCAACAGACAAGTAACGCATAGCATCACAAGCGTGTGAACTCCAATCATGTACAGGTTTTGATCTGAACATTCTATTCTTATCAATATACTTCCTGTGGTAATGTCTTAACGCATCTATCAACTTTTTGCAATGGTCAGTATCAATCCAGCATCTAGGCAGAGTCATTGTGGTTGCGTGTATACCATCTTCTAATGGTATTTTCGGTACGACCTTGAATCTAACTCCTAATTGATAGGCGACCTCTCTCCTGGTCTTGCCATTGCTAAAATCTGTAACTTCTATGTCGTGTGGTGCAAAATGATCTTTGTAAACATAATCTTTATCTTTAATAATCTGCACATAGTGTGGTAATCCTTGACCTCGTTCTTCATGGTAATCAATAATGTTTACTGATCTGCCTAACTGTTGAAAGAATATTATGGCACTATGATCTGATACACCTAGATCCCAACTTGTAGACACAGGTAGACTTGGGTCGTATGGCACTCTTGTTAGTTGCTTTTGATCTTCCATCTTTGCCAAGACATCTGAATATACTGCACCTTCTATGTTTGCTATCCAATCACATTCAAACTCTTGCAAATACTTCTTATCTCCCATAACCTCTTTTGCCTTGACTAACTCTTCATCATCTACAATCTTTGTCTCTGATGCTTTTGCCTTGTAGTTAAACCAATCATCTGCTCCTTGTGCGTGTTGATATAGTTCATAGAAGTTGTTATTCATGCCTTGTGGTGTACCAATAAATACACAATAACCTTTTCTATCTGATAGTGCAGGTCTAATTATTTCTGGAAACAATCTTTCGTTTACATTTGCGTACTCATCAAT